TTCTTGGACAAGCAGTAATCCATCTGGTGGTGCTTGGGTACATATAGTTATGACAAGGGCCACAGGTAATTGGACACAATATTGGAATGGCCAAGCTTTAGATATGAACGATAGTGATTCTGGTACATTAAACACGGATAACTCTATAGCTAGAAAACTAGTTTTAGGTAACAAACCTACAGACAATGGTTTTCATAAATACGGAGTTAGAGACTTTGCTGTATTTTCAGCACAACTAACATCTGGTAATGCTACCACTTTATACAACTCAGGTAACTTTTTTGATGTAAGAACAGCAGGTATAAACAATCTAGGTGTTTATTATCCATTTAATGAAAATGTAAGAGATATAGTTGGAGGACACAATTTAACGCTAACAGGCGGAACATTTACAGCTTTATAATATGAAATACGCAATATTAAACACAAGTGATATAAATACAGTAGATTTTTCTAAAGTAAAACAAACAGACGCTAACTCTGTTAGAAAAACTTTAGATGGCAGCAAGTTTGTAGTAAAATTTGAAGGCAACACACCTGATTTTTTAGATGGCGTGACGCTTTACACAAACCAAGAAATGATAGAGATTTTTTGGAATATAGATAACGGTTGGCAATTAATAGAAGAAGAAGATTAATATGTTAGGATTAGGAAATACATTATCAGGAGGTGCGCCTCCATCAGAATTTACAGCTGCTAGTATATCAAGTTTAGATCTTTGGTATGACTTTAGTACTTTAACAGGTTCTAATGGAGATGCTGTATCTTCTTTCGCTAACGCTGGTGATGGTGGTAGCAATTATGATTTATCACAAGGCACAGGAAGTGTACAGCCAAACTTAGATACAAGTGAGTTATCTTTAAATAGTTTAGATTTTGATAATGATAAATTTCAACTTGCTAACGCTTATTTAACAACAGATCAAACATTTTCTATATTTATTGTATATGAAGTAGATGCTACTGGTGATGTAGATACCTTTATGGCTGGATCAACAACAGGTGCTAATCAATTTGGTGTTTATAATCATAAAAATGTTACTACTAGATTTAATGCTGATGTTACTGGTTCTTTAAATAATGTAGAATATATAAGAACAGATCAAGCAACACAAGATGCTGGTTATACTGGAGACGCTACAACTACAACAGAATACACGTTAACCGCTAATCCAGAAATATTAGTATTAACAAGAGCCGCTGATGAAGAAATTAAAATATTCAATAAAGCGGGAGATTTAATAGGTTTATCTACTAGTACAACTAACAACCACGCTAATACTAACTTTCAAATAGAATATATTGGATCGCAGTCTAATACTGGTAGTCCAAATAATGGTGTTATAGGTGAAATTGGAGTATACAATAAAACTTTATCAGCAAATGAAGTTTCAAGTTTGATTACTCATTTAGCTGCTAAATGGAGTATATCATAAAAATTATTAACAATTAAATTAAATTAAATATGGGAAAAAAGAAAATGGTTGACTTAAAACCAAAGGCAGATAAAATATCTGATAAACAACTAGAACAACTACAAGGACTAGTCAGTAATATAAATAAAATAAAATTTGACATTGGAACAATGGAAGCTCAAAAACACAGCTTACTACATACTTTGTTTCAAGCTAACGAATCTATCATGGATTTACAAAAAACTTTTGAAGAAGAGTATGGTACTTACGATATTAACATCCAAGATGGAACTATAAATCACAAAGATGAACAAACTGATAAGAAAAATTAGTGTAGGCAAAGACTACAAAAACGACGCCATGCATTACTCAGTTGGCCAAGAAGTTTACGGTGGACATACTATTTGTAATATAATAGAAGAAGAAGATAAGTTTTCTGTTTATATTAGAAAAAATAAAGATGTCTTACCTTGGAAAGACTTTAATAAAAACATGGCTGTTTCTGTGGAGTATAATTTAGAATACTAATGAGAAGTGTTTACAATTTTGTAATAACACCTAAAGGAAAAAGATACAACAATACTAAAAAAATAGAAGATAAAGAACTTATTTTAAACACAGAAGTTTTTAATCATCAATTTGTAAACAGAGAAGCTGTTGTTGTGTCTACACCTATAATAGGTAAAGATTTAGGTATAAAACCTGGTGATACCGTGATAACTCATTTTAATGTTTTTAGAAGATGGCATGACATGAAAGGTATCGAACGAAACAGTAGAAGTTGGTTTGATGAAAAAACATATATAATAAACTACGATCAAATATTTTTATATAAAAGAAATAAAGATTGGTTGTGCCCTAAAGGTTATTGTTTTATTCAACCAATTAAAAACACAGAAAAGCTTGGTACTGAAATAGAAAAACCTATTATGGGTATAGTTAAATACTCTGATGGTACCGTTAAAGTTGGAGATTTAATAGGGTATAGACCTAACACAGAGTGTGAGTTTATAGTTGACGGCGTTAGACTTTATAGAGTTTTATCAAATTTAATTACAATAAAATATGAATACCAAGGAAACGAAGAAACGTATAATCCAAGCTGGGCATAAAGCCGTTGAAGAGTTGATTAAAGTAGCTAAAGAAGCTATTGTAGATTCAGACGATGATATATCAGCTGACAGATTAAAAAATGCAGCAGCCACTAAAAAGCTAGCTATATTTGACGCGTTTGAAATATTAAACAGAATCCAAGAAGAAGAAAACATATTAGAAGGCAAAGAACCCGAAGATAAAAAAGACAGAGTATTTAAAGGATTTGCAGAAGGAAGATCTAAGTAATGTACAAACAAACTTTATATAAAATAATAGAGCCTGTAAAAGCCACAACCATAACTAGATTAAATAAAACTAAAAAATGGAAATACGGTTATAACAAAGAACATGATTTAGTTGTTATTTCTAGAACTGGTAAAATAGGTGAAATATACGAAATACAAGGTTTAAAAATAGCTTTACCAAAACAACCTAAAGTGGTATTTAAACATGATAAAAATAAATGGGCTAAAATAGATCAACCAAAAGAATTAAGTAAATTAAAAAATATATTTGATTGGAGACATTATCCAGATGAAGCAAAAGATCAATGGTATGATTATATAGATCAAGAATTTGAAAGAAGAGATAATGGCTTTTGGTTTATTAATAAAGGCCAACCAACTTATATAACAGGTACACATTATATGTATTTACAATGGAGTAAAATTGATGTAGGTGCTCCTGACTTTAGAGAAGCTAATAGACTATTTTATATATTCTGGGAAGCTTGTAAAGCTGATAAAAGATGTTACGGTATGTGTTATTTAAAAAATAGACGTTCTGGTTTTTCTTTTATGTCTAGCGCAGAAACAGTTAATTTAGCTACTATATCAAGTGATAGTAGATATGGGATACTTTCTAAAACTGGTGCTGATGCTAAAAAAATGTTTACAGACAAAGTTGTACCAATTAGTATTAACTATCCTTTTTTCTTTAAACCGATACAAGATGGTATGGATAGACCTAAAACAGAGTTAGCTTATAGGGTGCCAGCTAGTAAATTTACACGAAAGAAAATAACAAGTGGTGAAAAACTTGAAGAACTAGAAGGTTTAGATACAACTATTGATTGGAAGAATACAGGAGATAATAGTTATGATGGTGAAAAACTTTCTTTATTAGTACATGATGAAAGTGGTAAGTGGGAAAGACCAGATAATATATTAAACAACTGGCGAGTTACAAAAACATGTTTACGATTAGGTAGTAGAATTATTGGTAAATGTATGATGGGCTCAACCAGCAACGCTCTTGATAAAGGAGGTGATAATTTTAAAAAACTTTACAATGACTCGGACGTTACGAAAAGAAATAGAAATGGACAGACTAAAACTGGTTTATACTCTTTGTTTATCCCAATGGAGTGGAACTATGAAGGATTTATTGACGAATACGGAATTCCTGTCTTTGACAGCCCAGATCATGATGTTCTCGGACCCGACGGGGAATTAATAGATATTGGTATAATAGAACACTGGGACAATGAAGCTGAAGGTTTAAAAGGAGATCAAGACGCTTTAAACGAGTTTTACAGACAATTTCCAAGAACTGAAGAGCATGCGTTTAGAGATGAAACAAAAAATAGTATATTTAATTTAGTAAAAATATACGAACAAATAGATTACAACGGTAGTAGTAGGCATAATGCTAGTACTAATGTAGGAAGTTTTCAGTGGGTTAATGGAGTTAAAGATACACAAGTTGTGTTTTATCCAGATCCTAATGGTAGATTTAATATTAGCTGGGTACCTTCTACCAACTTACAAAATAATATAATAATAAAAAACGGTATTAAATATCCAGGTAACGAACACATGGGCGCTTTTGGCTGTGATAGTTATGATATATCAGGAACTGTTGACGGCAAAGGTTCTAAAGGAGCTTTACACGGTTTAACTAAGTTTTCTATGGAAGATGCTCCTGCTAATCACTTTTTCTTAGAATACGTAGCTAGACCACAAACAGCTGAAATGTTTTTTGAAGATGTGTTAATGGCTTTAGTTTTTTATGGTATGCCAATATTAGCAGAGAACAATAAACCTCGATTATTATATTATTTAAGAAGAAGAGGTTATAGAGGTTTTAGTATGAACAGACCAGATAAAGTTTGGAATAAATTATCTACAGCTGAAAAAGAAATAGGTGGTATGCCAAACTCAAGTGAAGATATTAAACAAGCTCACGCGGCGGCTATTGAAATGTATATACAAAATCATGTAGGTGTTTTAAATAACGATGCTTATGGTAGTATGTACTTTAACAAAACGCTTAACGATTGGAGTAGGTTTGATATAAACAAAAGAACTAAATTTGATGCAACTATAAGTTCTGGTTTAGCTATTATGGCTTGCAATAGACATTTATACAAACCAAACCCTAATGTGCAAAAACAAAAATTAAATTTAAATATCGCTAGATACAATAATAAAGGATTTACATCCAGATTAATTAAAAAATAAAATATGGCTGATTCGGTTTATGTTAATTTTCCTTCTCAAGTTGTTAGTGACTTGGAAAAAATGAGTCCAGAGTATGGACTTAAAGTTGCTAAAGCTATAGAGCAAGAGTGGTTTAGAGGAACACAAGTAAGTAAATACATAGATACAAACTCTAAATTTCACAACTTAAGATTATACGCTAGAGGCGAGCAACCTGTACAAAAATATAAAGATGAGTTATCTATTAATGGTGATTTATCTTATTTAAACTTAGACTGGAAGCCAGTTCCTATAGTTTCTAAATTTGTTGATATAGTAGTAAACGGTATGTCTGAAAGAATGTTCAACGTTAAAGCTTACTCTCAAGATCAATATGGCGTAAGCAAAAGAACAGAATACATGGAGTCTATATTAAGAGACATGAAATCAAAAGAGTTTAATGATTTTGCGGCAGATAGATTTAACATGAACTTGTATGAAAATGATAAAGAAATATTACCAGATACAGAGGAAGAATTAGCGTTGCACATGCAACTAAATTATAAGCAAGCAGTTGAGTTAGCAGAAGAACAAGCTATAGATGTATTACTACAAGGAAACAAATATGATTTAACAAGAAGAAGATTACTTTATGATTTAACTGTATTAGGTATAGCTTGCGTAAAAACACGTTTTGATTTTAGCGAAGGAGTAACTGTAGATTACGTTGATCCTGTTAATATTGTTTATTCTTATACTGAGTCTCCTTACTTTGATGATTTATATTATATAGGTGAAGTTAAAACTATACCTATAAACGAACTGGTAAAACAATTTCCTAATTTAACTAATGAAGATTTAGAAGAAATACAAAAAACAGGTAATTATCATGTAGCTAATAAACACAATTATAAAAACGCTGGAGATAAAAACAAAATACAACTTTTATATTTTAATTATAAAACTTACACTAATGATGTTTATAAATTAAAAGAAGTTTCTAGTGGTGCTGAAAAAATAATACAAAAAGATGACAGCTTTAATCCACCTGAAAGCAAAGAAGGTGGTTATTCTAAATTACAAAGATCAGTAGAGTGTGTTTTTGAAGGTGTTTTAATTTTAGGTACAAATAAATTATTACAGTGGAAAAAAGCTGATAATATGATGCGTACTAAAAGTGATTACAATAAAGTAAAAATGAATTACGCTTTAGTTGCGCCTAGAATGTATAATGGTAGAATAGAGTCTTTGGTTAGCAGAATAACAGGCTTTGCTGACATGATTCAATTAACACATTTAAAGCTACAACAAGTTATGTCGCGTATGGTGCCAGACGGTGTTTATTTAGACGCTGATGGTTTAGCCGAAATAGATTTAGGTAATGGCACAAATTATAATCCACAAGAAGCTTTAAACATGTTCTTTCAAACTGGTTCTGTTTTAGGTAGGTCTTTAACTCAAGAAGGAGATCCTAATCCAGGTAAAGTACCTATACAACAAATACAAAATGGTAGTGGTGGTAATAAAATACAAAGTTTAATAACTACGTATAATTATTATTTACAAATGATAAGAGACGTAACTGGTTTAAATGAAGCTAGAGATGGTACATTGCCAGATAAAAATTCTTTAGTTGGATTACAGAAGTTAGCGGCGGCTAATTCAAACGTAGCAACTAGACACATATTAAATTCTTCTATGTTCTTAACAGCAGAAGTTGCAGAGGCACTTTCGCTTAGAATATCTGATATATTAGAATATTCTCCAACAGCTGATGCTTTTGTACAAGCTATAGGCGCTCATAATGTAGCTACATTAAAAGAAATGACAGAGTTACATTTATATGACTTTGGTATATTTATAGAGTTAGAGCCAGACGAAGAAGAAAAACAAATGTTAGAAAACAATATACAAACAGCTTTATCACAACAGTTGATTGACTTAGACGACGCTATTGATATTAGAGAAGTTAGAAATGTTAAGTTAGCTAATCAATTATTAAAAATAAAAAGAAAGAAAAAGCAAGAAAGAGATCAAGCTATACAACAACAAAATATAAAAGCTCAAGCAGATGCAAACGCTCAAACACAACAAGCAGCAGCTCAAGCAGAGATACAAAAAAATCAAGCAAAAGCAGAAGCAGAATTAAACATTGAAACTAAAAAATCTGAAATGAGAATGCAAGCATTGCAACAAGAAGTAATGCTTAAAAAAGATTTAATGAATCATGAGTTTGATCTTAATATGAAAATGAGAGAATCTGATGAAGCTTTAAAAAAACAATTAGAAACTGATAAAGAAGATAGAAAAGACGAAAGAACAAAAATACAAGCTTCACAACAAAGTGAACTTATAGAGCAAAGAAAAACAGGTAAACCACCTAAAAGGTTCGAGTCTTCAGGTAATGATATACTAGGAGGCGGATTAGGGTTAGATAGTTTTGACCCGCAAATTGGTAATTAATTATATAATATTTTATTATGGCAGAAAACAAAAGTAAAGACGTAGTTGAGTCAACTGCGCAAGTAGAGCAACCTAAAATAGATGATAAGGTTGAAAAACTTAAGGTTAAGAAAAAACCTAAAATAAAAAAATTTTCACAACAAGACGATATTGTCAAACTAGATTTAACTAAAAAACCAGAAGAAGATGCCGATAGAAAGCAAGAAACAACAGACGTGGTTAGCGATCAACAAGCCCAAGTTGTTGAAGAAGTGGTTGAAGAAGTACCACAGGAACAAACTACCGTTCAAGATGAAGCCACACCCGTTGTTGAGGAAGTAACAGAAGAAGAGCAAAAAGAAATAGAGCAAACTAAAGAAGAAGTTGTTAAAGCTGTAGAAGAAGCTGAAGCAACTGGAAAACCTTTACCAGAAAACATAGAAAAGCTAATGACTTTTATGGAAGAAACTGGTGGTGATCTAGAAGACTATGTAAAACTAAATAGAGACGTTAATAAATTAGACGATCAAGATGTTTTATATGAATACTACAAAAACACAAGACCTCACTTAAATGCAGAAGAAATAAACTTTTTAATGAATGATGAGTTTAAGTATGATGAAGAAACAGATGAGGAAAGAACTATTAAAAGAAAAAAACTAGCGTTAAAAGAGCAAGTTGCCAGCGCTAGGGCCTACTTAGACGGGCAAAAGTCTAAATACTATGAAGAAATCAAAGCTGGTTCAAAGCTTACGCCTGAACAACAAAAAGCTGTTGACTTCTTTAATAGATACAACAAGGAGTCAGAACAGGCTAACAAACTAGCTAAACAACAACAATCTAGTTTTACTAAAAAAACTAATGAAGTTTTTACAGATAAATTCAAAGGCTTTGAATATAAAGTTGGCGATAAAAAATTTAGATTTAACGTTAAAGACGCTAGTAAAGTAAAGGAAACACAAAGCGATATTAATAATTTAACTAAAAAGTTTTTAGATGATAAAAAAGTATTAAAAGACGCTGATGGTTACCATAAAAGTTTGTTCACAGCTATGAACGCTGATGCTATAGCACAACATTTTTACGAGCAAGGCAAAGCTGACGCGATGAAAGATGTAGTTGCTAAGGGCAAAAATATAAACTTAAATCCAAGACAAGCTCACACAGAGGTTGAAACTGGTGGTTTAAAGTTTAAAGTTCTAGGCGAAGATTCTAACGATTTCAAGTTTAAAATTAAAAAGAAGAATTAACTTTAAAAATTAAAAAATTATGGCAATTTCAAGTGCAAGTGGACCAGATGCGGCTCCACGTAAACAGACGTTGTCTTCTAACTATATTGACTTCGCAGGAGGTTCAACTGGATGGGAGCAACAATACTTACCAGATCTTATGGAAAAAGAAGCAGAGATCTATGGTAAAAGAACAATTTCTGGCTTCTTAGCTCAAGTAGGTGCTGAAGAAGCTTCTGCTGCTGATAGAGTAGTTTGGTCTGAACAAGGTAGATTACACCTATGTTATACAGCTACTTATGACGACAACAATACTGACTATACTATCGTTAATGATATTGACGGTAATGCGGTTGGTGCTAATCACGGTATTAGAGTTGGTGATATAGTTATCATGACTTTAGATGGTGCTACAGCTAAAGGTTATGTTTCTGGTATAGATCCTGATGGTGATAATGATGACCAAATCAGAGTTCTTTCTTATACTGCTGCAAACATGGCTACAGCTTTAGGTTCTACAGCTACAACTGCTCAATTAATTAGAGTATTAGTTGTTGGTTCTGAATTTGAAAAAGGAACTGCTGCTAGATCATCTGCTAATACACCTCAATTCAAATCTTATTCAAACAAGCATCTTATAATGAAAGATTACTACGAAGTATCTGGATCTGATGCGTCTGCAATAGGTTGGGTTGAAGTTTCTGGTGAAGCTGGACAAAATGGATACTTATGGTATTTAAAAGCTGAAGGTGATACTAGAGCAAGATTTACTGACTATTTAGAAATGACTATGCTTGAAGCAGAGCTTTCTATAGCTGGTGCAGGTGCTATTGGTGGTACTGACGGAGGTGCTAATAACGATGGTACTCAAGGTTTATTTGCTGCTATCGTTGCTAGAGGACATCAGTCTACTGGTATAACAGGTACTAACCCTGCTACTGATTTAGCAGAGTTTGATGCTGCTTTAGCGGTATTTGATCAAAATGGTGCAATAGAAGAAAACATGATGTTTGTTGATAGAACTACTTCGTTAGCTATTGATGACATGTTGGCTCATATGAATTCTTATGGAGCTGGTGGTACTTCTTTTGGAGTATTTGATAACTCTGAAGATATGGCACTTAACTTAGGGTTTTCTGGATTTAGACGTGGTTCTTACGACTTCTATAAATCTGACTTTAAATACTTAAACGACAAAGGTACTAGAGGAGGTTTAAATGACACAGTTAATGCAATTAGAGGTGTTATTGTTCCTGCTGGTGTATCTTCAGTTTATGATGAAATGTTAGGTAAAAACATGAAGAGACCTTTCTTACATGTTAGATTTAGAGCGTCTGAAACTGAGTCTAGAAAAATGAAGACTTGGGTTACAGGTTCTGTAGGTGCTATGACATCTGGAAAAGATACGATGGAAGTACACTATCTATCAGAAAGATGTTTAGTTACTCAAGGTGCTAACAACTTTATGTTATTGAACTAATAACATTTTAACTTAGAAAAAGGGCGGCATACGCAAACGTTCTCCGCCCTCTTTCTATTTTTATTAATTTTATATTATTTTATATTATGACAAAGAAAACAAAAAAAATTGAGGTAGAAGAACCTCAAGTAGAAGATGTTGTTGTTGAACAACCAGTGGTTGAGGCTGTTAAACCAGAACCAAAACCACAACCAAAAAAAGAACAACCTAAATTATCTAACTCAGAACAAGACTGGGAGATAAAAGACAGGATGTATCTTTTAAAACATGGTAAAGCACCATTAACGTATTTAATAAGAGGTAGTAATATTTATTACTTTGATGAAAAACTAGGATACGAAAGAGAATTAAAATATACTAAAAATCAAAGAACTTGTTTTGTTGATGAAATGAAAGGAGAACAAAGATTAGAGCATATTATATTTCAAAATGGAACTTTATTTGTACCTAAAAATAAAACAGTTTTACAAAAACTTTTATCATTATATCACCCGCATAGAGATAAATTATTTGAAGAACATAAACCTGGTGAAATAGCTGCTAGTGAAATAGATATTTTAGAATTAGAAATAGAAGCACTAAGCACGGCTAATAATTTAGAAATAGATATGGCTGAAGCTATCATGAGAGTAGAGGTTGGTTCTAAGGTATCAGAGATGAGTTCTAAGGAACTTAAACGTGATTTACTACTATATGCTAAGAGAAATCCTAGATTGTTCTTAGATTTAGTTAAAGATGAAAACGTTTTACTTAGAAACGCTGGTATCAAAGCTACAGAGATGGGTATATTAAAACTATCTCCAGATCAAAGGTACTTTAAATGGGGATCTAATGATAGAAAACTTATGACAGTTCCTTTTGATGAGCATCCATATTCAGCTTTAGCCGCTTGGTTTAAAACTGATGAAGGTATGGAAATTTATCAAAACATTGAAAAAAGATTAAACTAATTAATCACACTATAGTTGGGTAGCCACTTTAGGGTGGTTACTTTACTATAAATTAAAAAAAATTATGGCAGTAAGTGTAGATACAGTATATCAAAGAGTTTTAGCTATAGCTAATAAAGAACAAAAAGGTTATATAACACCACAAGAATACAACTTGTTAGCTAACCAAGCTCAAATGCAAATATTTGAATCTTATTTCTTTGATAAAAACTTTAGAAATAGGATGGAACCAAACACTGACCCTGTTACTTCTGAAACAGATATAGATCAACTATTATCTAGAAAACTAGCACCCTTTACAACAATATCGGCTTTAACTAATGGTAATACTTTTCCAACACATTACCAAATAGGTAAAATATTTTATAATGGGTTTGAGTGTAGAAAAGTTGATAGAAATGAAATAAAAAGAATGTTGGCTTCACCTAGACATGCTGGCACTGAGCCTATTTATACAGATAATCCAACTACGGCTAGTGTAGATATAGAAGTTTACACTCCTACGACTCTTGCCGGTGGTGGTGTAACTTGTGAAGTTATAACAAAACCTGCTGCAGCTGAGTGGGCTTACGTTGTGGTAAACGAAAAAGCTTTATATAACAGTAACGGTGCAACAAACTTTACGTTACATGAATCAGAAGAAGATACTTTAGTTATGAAAATATTAGAATTAGCTGGTATAGTTATGAATAAACCTGGATTAGTACAAATAGCAGCACAAAAAGATGCGGCTGAAATACAATCACAAAAACAATAAATAAATGGCAATATTAAAAACAGACGAGCAAGCATATTACGCTACAGGTGGTGATCACGGTAGTTATAGATTTTTAAGTTTACAAGACGTTATAAATGCTTTTATGGCTACTTATGTAGGCGAAGGTAAAATATGTGATAAAGTTATAAATAGTGATGTGGCTTTTCATGCTACTAGAGCTATGCAAGAATTAAGTTATGATACATTAAGATCTGTTAAAGACTGGGAAATAACTGTTCCTTCTACATTAGTTATGGTTATGCCTAACGATTATGTTAATTATATAAAGTTGTCTTGGAGTGATACCGCAGGTATAGAACATATAATTTACCCAACAAATAAAACTTCTAACCCTAGAGATATTACTGAATCAGTAGAAACTTGGGGAGGTTTTACAACAGGTGGTGCTAATACAGATGTAACATCAGACGAAGATTCAACTACGTGGGGTAATTACAGAACACATACTCCTACAGATTATAGAGATGAAGATTACGAAGATGATTACTATTGGAGATTTAAAGGTGAAAGATACGGAATAGATCCACAACACGCTCAAGTAAATGGTTCTTTTTATATAGACGAAGATGCTGGTAAGTTTCATTTTAGTTCTACTTTAAATGGAGAAACTTTAATATTAAGATATATAAGTGATGGATTAGTTACTAGTAGTGGTAAAAACACTTTAGACTTAGAAAATACACTTGTTCCTAAGTTAGCTGAAGAAGCTATATATAAACATATACTATACGGCGTTTTGTTAGCTAGAAAAGATACACCAGGTGGTTTATTAGCAGAAATTAAAAAACAAAGATATGCCGAAACAAGAAAAGCAAAATTAAGATTATCAAATATTAAATTAGAAGAAATAGTACAAGTATTTAG